GTCCTGTGGCCTCATTCTCAATAATATCATTGAGGACCATAGTGTTACACCCCTTGAAAATACTGGGGCTGATTTACCGGTCGCACATTTATGGTGCGGGTACGTCTTGAACATAGAAACGAGGAGGAGAAAGATAGAAAGATAATGAAAAATCTTCTCCTGCTGCGACGTACTTGAATGTTGCTTCTGTATTACTACTGGTGTTTGGTTGCGTACTTGTGATGTAAAAATTGTCCTGATAATCATCACGTGCAGTCCAAAGTGTTCTACGGCGTGCAGGTGCAAACCGATAACGAGAATAATAAGGTATTTCAAAAGTCTGTATTGGATTGACAAGTGTCGACCAACGGGAAGTACCTGACAGACCGAGGCTGGAATTGACCAATCCAGCAAACCTGTTATCTATGGGGACAGCACTCAAATTTTGCACGAGAATCAGATCATCATCTACTGATTCACCAATAGTCTTAAGTTGTGTACAACCTTCTCGATATACTTCATATGTTCGGGCAGAATCGAATCTATAATTTCCGCCGTCATTACCCTCATATTCGAGGAAAGTAGAATCTAAACAGTATCGAATGGAACCTCTCCAAGCTCCAAACGCTGGGGTTAAATAGTTCATCAGGGTCATGCGCGCGTACGCGTAATTACCTGTACCACCAGATGTTGTATGAATCAAAGAAGAAAAAGCAGGAGTAACAGTAGTATACCCTCCATAAAATGGAAACATCTTCCGCTGATATTTGTACATTGCGGATTCGCCTCCTGCTTGATTATTACACAAAACTTCATGAAGATTGTATCGCTTCAACAACTGTCGGAACGATGCTACAGCCTCACCCATGTGTATCTTATTTATCACAGAATCAATGACACATGGAGACCCCATATATCTAAGGGTCTCAGGATCCACAACAGGATTCTCCTGGTTAAGTACTGTTTCTTCAGCGCCCTGCGGCTCTATCAGTCCCTGTGGGGTAGTAACTGGGGACTGGGCAAGCTTTTGCAGGTAAAAATCAGTTGGTGCAGCGACTTCAAAATCGTCACAAGCAGACACAGAAACTAAAATTTTGACATCATTAAATGCTGTAGAATTAGGTACAGTAAGTTCATTTACCACATACACAGCAATGGTACCATTTGCGGTACCGGCCAAATTTGGGGTTGTTAACCCTACTGGTGTAGGAAGCGTCGTACCAGACGCCCCTTCAAATGTATTACCAAGGACTTGGGGGATGTCAAGATGACGCCTAAAAGGTGTCCTCTGACCCCAACCTACATCTATGGTGAAATCATTACACTCAGCAATGTCGACAATTTCAGTGTAAGCAACATTATATTCTGCTTCGTCGGGAACTAAAGCAGTTTGTGGCACTCCAAAAGGATCATATACGATCTTCAAACGCCCTTTATGGAATCCACTACACACGATTTGAAATCGATAGCGCAGTGTTCCTTTCCAATACTCACAAGGAAAGGTCCCGAAAGCCATAGCCGGCATATGTATGACGGCATTTGTTCCTGTGCCAGATTGATACACCACACAAGGATCCACAACACAGCTGAATAACAAAGATTCAACAGGTGTGGTTACAGCCCAATCAAACGCTGTGAGCAAAGATTCACGATTAGTTATAGAGTTGATCGTCATTTCGTCAGGCATGTCAATACCTACACATGTCGGATCAACTGTCAACTCGTT